AAGAGAACGCGTCCCTGCGTACTTCAAACGACGTTGTATCTGCCACATACAACCGAACTTCGTCTTTCCACCCCCTGCCGCGCCACCGTATAATAACTGTTCAACGATGCTGTCGGTGTTCAAGTAGTTCAACGCTTCAATCTGACGCGGCAGGTATTCGGGTTTATATGGTTGCATTAAAATAGTTTTAGTTGTAGTTTTTCTAACCTGTCCATTTCAGCAATTACCTTAAAAATTTCATAAGCAACCTGTGGAACGATTGCATTTCCATAACCCTTTATTGATTCACTTCTCCATTTAGAAAAGGTAATTCCGTCCAGTTCGGTGGGAAGCCCATCATCTCCGCCACAAATCGGGGATTGAGTTGGGAAATTTTCCCAGGTGTTTGATTCATTGTAACTAAATCTTGCAAATCTATTGTCCATCCTTGTTGTTGTTTTCTTGCTATTCTTTTGCTTCCTTTCCCGCAACCGTCTCTCGCATTTCCACATATCGGTGTTGGTAGCAAACCCATTGCTGCCATTTGCTTCAAGGGATTCTGTAAATTCACTCCTTTCGCAGCGTGTCTTTCCTGTGCTTTCTTGAATGTCTCCTCTTTTCTCGGAGTGTTGTAATCGAAAGCATTCGGTGTTGGAAGTAATCCCTTCATCCGATTCTCTACAAACCCCGATTGAATCTCCTGTGCAAGCGTTCCGCTGTTCCCAAATTTCTGTTCCTTCTTGCTCAAATTCTCGCTGTATGAATCCATTGCGCTTGGTGTCTTTAGCAATGAACCAAACCCTATCTCTTCGATGTGGCGCACCGACGGCACAAGCTGGCAATAGTATCGGTTGTACGGTGTACCCTTGACTTTCCAAGTCAACGCACACTTCTTCGAAGACCACTCCCCCATTCCAATTAGTAAGTCCACGAACGTTTTCGCCCACAACGTAGGTTGGTTTAACTTCTGAAATGACTCTGAGCATATGCGGCCAGAGATGTCGCTCGTCCTCTTTCCCAAGTCGCTTACCTGCGCTTGAGTATGGTTGGCAAGGAAAGCCACCTGTGAGTATGTCAATTGTTCCTCGGTGAATAGAGAAGTCTGTCTTTGTAATATCTTCATAACTTATAGAATTAGGCCAATAATGATTTAATACTTTGCGTGGGAAAGGCATCCATTCGCAATGAAACGTATTGTTCCAACCTATCCATTCAGCAGCTAAGTCAAAGCCACCTATCCCGCTAAACAACGATCCGTGATTCATTGCTTCGACAGATATAATTTGTACAACTCGCGCATACCTTCAAAGCGAATTGATTCCTTCAGCAACATTCTTTTGCGGTCGCTCATGCGCTCAACCATTGATTGAACGAGTTGTTGTTCGAAGTAGATGTTCTTCTTCGCGTTTGCTTTGCACAACCTGTATTCTTCTTCAGTAAAGGTGTCAGCGGTTATTATCTTACTTTCTTCGAGCCAACGCATTAAAGACACCGCACGAATCTCAATGACCGTATATTTTCCTTTCTTGAAGTTGTGCAAGTCTTCTGCTAACATTCTGCGCCAGCTGTCGTCATTTACCGCCATTTCTTTTTCTTTTAGTTGTTTAGATTCTTCTTCTTTTGATTCTGCAATCTCTCTCTGAATTTGCAGGTTTGCTTTGTCGCGGTGTGGTTTGTAGTGCGTCAACACGTCACCAATGAACGACACACTCAACGCTCCGAAGTGTTCGGTTTTCTTTGACAGTTCGTTTGCAGCGTTCAATTCAAAGGCAAGGTTGAAGTGTTCGAATGTCGTCCACCTAAAATGCTTACCAATGAACTCATGTAACATTTGCAACAGTTGTGCCTCTGGTAACGCGATGCCGTACATGGCGCAAACCTTCGAGCAGAGTTTGACAAATGCAGGTAGTTCGTAATCGGCAACGAACGCGCTTTCGCGCTCCGCACGATCAACCCTTTGTGTAATGCTGAGCGTCGTTGTAGATGCGCTGCGCAGCATCGGAGTCGAATTTTCCATTTTTGATTTTTGTTGTTTGGTTTGTAGTTACGAATGTAGTTAAATCCCATTTACGAACGGCAGCCTTCCAGTCTTTCATTTGATTGCGTCCAACCTTCCAACCGTTCGCTTCGTAGTGAGCGTGAAATTTCTCTGTGAATTTCAATGCGTCGTCGTTGCTTAATTTCTCGCAGGCATAGTCGTAGATTTCGACAACAGTTGGTTTGACGAATGGCGACTTCTTTTCTTTTACGATTAGCGTTGGTGCGGTTTGCGCTGTCAACAGTTGTTGAACCTGCGCTTCGAGTATCTCGATTCTCTTTTTTAGTTGTAGTATTAGCATCATTTTATTTTTTATTTAGTCCCACCCTTCACCTTTCGCGTCGTCGTCTGCGTCGTCCCATTCCTGACAATCGAAGCACACTTTAATTTCTCCGTCGTCGTCGACGTGTTCGTATGCGGTGTCCCAATCGGCAAGTTGTTGGTCGCGCAATACTTCGTCTACGCGTTCTCCGAGTTCTTTGCTTTCGCAGTTCGGACAAAAGATAAGTTCTGATTTCATTTTTTTAGTTGTTTTTTAAGTTTGATTTCTTTTTGATGTTCTAAATGCTCGACAAACTTAGTATAAAATTTCATTGGTTTAGCATAACCTATGTCATTTAATAAATAACATATTCTTTCGACGTCCGCTGCGTAGTTCTTATCGCACTCTATCTGCCAACTAACCTGCTTAATTCCGTGCATAACCGTAGCGTGGTCTTTTCCGTAATGCTTACCAATTAAATCGTAGCTTTGAAGGTAACATGGACGAATTAAAAAGAAAATCACTTGTCTGGCGGTAACTATCTCACGTCGTCTTGTTGGTGTGTAAAGCAATTGCGAACTAACACCCAACACGCTGCACGTTACATCTTCAAGCGTTGACCAAAACATTTCTCTTTCGTTCTCCAGTTCCTGTTGAATCTTTATTTGTTGCGTGGTTAATCTTTCGTAACGTGGTGTCAACATCAACCACAATGTTTCGAAGCGTTCCATGTGTCTAAAAGGAATGATGTCTATCAGTTCCTGTCTGATTTGCTCGTTAGTCATTTTCTTCGTTTATTAAAATTGTGGGTGTAAAGGTGCTGAATACTTCTTCGCGTGACAGTCCTGTGTGCAAACAGATGTTGTTGAAGTCTTTGATTCTCATTCGCTCAGGGTGTGTGACGTAAAGTCGTGCCGTTGGATCACTGATGCGGAGAACGTTCTTGAAGTTAGCCATTGTCTTGAAGTTAATCTTGACAAGGCGACCGAACGGAGTTTTGTATATTGCTTTATTCATTTCTTCAATAGTGGTTTAATCAACTGCTCTTTCTTCTTGTTTTCGTCGTGGTTCGTTCCTCTCAACTCAACGTTGTGTTGCTTAACCAAACGTGCTATGCGTGTAATGTTGTCCGCGCTGACGTACTTACCGCTTTCGTACATAGCAAAGAAGTTACTTGTAATGTCTTTGCGTTCGTCGAACTGTTGTTCCCACACTTTCACGCAAAGTGCTTTGTTATTGTTGCGGAGAAATTTGTACTTCTTCAGTAGTTTCTCAACGCGGTTTTCAAGTGTTACTAATTTTTTCATTGTGTTTTGATTATGTGGTTTTTGAAATTAGAGAGGGTATATTTCAACCCTCTCATATTAATTTAGAACGGCATGTCGTCCGTGTCGTCCGTTGAACTTGTTAAACCGCTTTGTTCCAACATTGCTTTCGCTTTGTTCATTTGATCCGCTGCCTTGTCAAGTCGCTGACTAAACTCAGCAGAAGAACTAACTTTGTTTTGCAACCACTCTGGAAGCATTTTAAAACGTAGGTCGAAGTCTTGGCTATCGTAGTCTAAAAGAAACGCTGCGTTCACCTGTGGAGGGCAAGTCATTCCTTTTGCGAGTGGCGAAGCTCCTTTCAAGTCTGCGTAGTTACGTCCTGTGTTCGATGTGCGGTGCATTACGGACACCATCGCTTCCTTGCCAAGCAAAGTACCAATGTCGAATTTAGACGCGTCAGAATCGGACATTGCTTTTCCTAACCACGATTGAACGAAGGCGCGTAACCCACTCTTTTCGTGCATTGACAAAGTAAAGTCACGTCCAATTGAGAATGGTTGTTCGCCTTTGCCGAAGTCAGCCGTTTCGAGAGGCAGTTCGAACACTAAGCGAACTTTGTTAACTAACTTTTCTTCACCTTGATAGGTGTCCACTATCGTTCCGATGTGAATGATTTGGTAGCAACGCGCTACGTGTGTTCCTGCGGGTACTGTTTGACCGCCTCCGTTGTTTGTTTGTTGGGCAATGATGCTCATGTTGTTGTTGTTTATTTGATGATTAAATGAATTTAGATATTGTTCGAACTTTATAGCGAGTTCGTGGTCGCTTTCGATGTGTCGCAACTGGCTGTCGTGAATGTCCGACTGCTCGTTGATTCGTTTGAAGTATCCCATTTAGATATGGTCGTCAAATATATTGATGTCGAAACTAAATGTAACACCGTCCTTTTCTAACGTCACAAAGTCAAGGTCAAATTCAGGATCGTCGTTGCGAAAGAACCTACCGCGCAAGTTGATGGTGTACATATTGTCTTGTTCGTCAATGAAAACAAGATGTTGTGTTTCGTCGACTTCGAACCAACCTGTTACGTCGTCGTTGTAGTTGTTTGCAATTGATTTGATTCTTTCGTTCAACGTGCGTATATCGTCGTCGTTAAAACAGTAAGTGATTTTCGGGCAGTACATAGTTTTGATTTTAGTGGTTACAAATATATTCAATTAGTTCATCGTTCCAACGCGCTTCTGAAAGTTTTTGACATTTCTCAATGTTGTCTGCAACTTCGTTGTGCGTTAGGTTGTATGCGTTGGCTGACGAATAAACACAAACAAAGTTAGATTTCTTTTGGGGGTTCTGGTAGTTCTTTGAAAGGCGTTGTATCAAGGTTGTACAATACTCGTTCAAGTTTATCAATTCGAAACTCACAATACGAATCCCAATCCAATGTTCCATTTCTCTTATCACCCCAATAATTTTGGGTGATGATAATAGCTTCACGAATTTCTTTGAACTCTTGTTCGAATAATAACGGAGTGACATAAAGGTTTTTTTCATTGTTCATTTGATTTTTTGGTTTTAGATTTCTTTTGATAACATAACTTCTTCGCGTGGTATGGCTGACTTGATTTTGTCGTAAGCGCGTACCGCTTCGTCGTAATCGTTGTACGACATGTGAAACTCTCCGTTGACTACGATCTTGTAGTACATATCGGTTAGCGTTGTTTTTTGAATTAGTTCTACTTTCATTTGTTTGTTGTGTTTGGTGTTTGTTCTAATTGTCTTGTTTGTTCGTCAATCGTTCCTGCGATTAACATTGCTGCAAATAACAGCGCGATGTAGAGTAGTTGTTTTTTCATTTGATTATTTGGTTTTAAGTAAATTGATTTGAACATCTATAAGTTCTATTTCAATCAGTAGCATTTGCTGAAGTGAAGTAAATGAAATGCGATTTAACGCATCTTGACATTTCTCTTTTTCTAATTGAAGTTCTTGAATCTTTTCAGAGATGAAAGATTTTGATTGTGGTGTTAACTGCTCCATCGTTGTGTTGTTTTGTTTATCTTTGTTTTGTTGAGTACAAATGTATGCTAACTTTTGTAATATCCAACAAAAAAATGAAAATAAATTGAAAATAATTTCTAACTGATTGAAAATGAACGTTAAGACATATAAAAAAACTTACAAAAAAAGTGTCGTGAAGCGTAAAGCAACACCCGAATCTGAATCAAACCAACAAGAAATTGTAATCAATTATATAAAATTAGCATATCCTGACGCGTTGTATTGCGCTTCCGCAGGTGGAATGAGAACGAGTTACTTACAAGCTGTAAAAATGAAGCGTACTGGATACGTCAAAGGCTTTCCCGATCTATTCATTTACGAACCACGCGGAGAGTTCTTTGGTCTTGCTATTGAAATGAAGAAGGAAAAAGGGGGTGTTGCGTCACCTGAGCAGAAGCGGTGGCAAGAACAATTACGAAACAGAGGCTATTGTTCCTATATTTGTAAAGGTAAGGACGAAGCTATAAAGATAATAGACGAATACTTTAATGAGTGACACTTGACCATTACATAGAAGGTAACTATAAAAAGTTCAAAGAACTTGCGAAGAACATCGCGCGAGGCGAAGATTACTACGAGGATCTTCTGCACGATTCTTTGCTCTCTATGTTTGGAAGTAAACACATCGAGAATCTAATCGATACAGGCGACTTTGAGTTCTATCTTATTCGTGTAATGTACTTAGCCGTCAACAGTCCAACGTCGCCATTTTATCGTCAAACAATTGCATGGAACAGAAACCGACGCGACTTCAAAGAATACGCGCACGAAGTCGATAAGACGTGGTTGGGCGCACGCATGACAAACGAGCAACTGGATATCTTGATTAGTCGACTAACCGAGTTCGAACGTCTTATCTTTCAGGAATATATCTTCGAAGGTTTTACCTACCGAGAATTTTCTAAACAGACAGGAATACCAACGGTATTCCTTTACCGCACTATCGATTCTATTAAACAAAAAATAAGAGCAAATGTTATTCGCAAAATCAAATGAGTACAAACGCAGGTTAGATATTTGTCGTACCTGTAAATTCTTCGAACCTTCAACGCAGTCCTGCGGATCATTGATTGTAGGTGACGAAGTAGAAACCGAAGTTCTATTCCGCAAGAAGTCAATTAAGTTGTGCGGTTGCGTTATGCCTATCAAAGCAAAGTTAGCCTTTGCATCTTGCCCAGCATCAAAATGGAACGGTGTTCTTTCAATGGAAGAACAGATTGAGTTCAAACGATTCTTGCTTGATATGAAGGCACAAGGACGTTTAGAACAGAAAGATATGCTTAAGTTCTATTCGTTCAAGGACAAGGCTACAGGAGCGTTCAACGAGCGTTCAACGTGTCCACCTTGCGTTAAGAAAGACATCAATACGTTTTTAGAATCAATGAAGGACGTCGATGTCGATTTGAACAATTAGAAACTTAAAACTTGTTAGGCAACTTTTGACACAACAAATGTATCTTTGTATTGTCAAACCTCACAAGCTAACCCTCTTTTGTTTTAGGTTTGACGACTAAAAACAATTGGGGGTTATTTTTTTGAATTGAAAATGAAAACAACTGGATAAGAACAACAATCGCCTTCGTAAGTCACAGCGAAGTAACCAATGACTACACTTGCAATACATCAATGCTTGGATCGTGCAACTGCCCTTTTAAGGGCGAGAGTAATCTTTTTGGGGGACTTTTTCTTTTGTTCTTTCTTTATAGTGCTTACACGTTTTCTTTGTTCTTTTCTTTTCTTTTGACATTTAGTGACATACTTATAAATTTAATGACATAAAATGACACATTGCGGTTGTGACGTAAACAAGAAAGAACAATATACTTGTTCATTGTGTAATCAATTATTCTGTGGTAAACATATTTACTTCTATATTGACGAATCAAACATAGCAATAACAAGAAATTCAAAACCTCATTGTGAAACTTGCTATAAAATCAAATACAAAAAATGATAATAATTCCAGCTCAACTCGAATCAGTAGGTACGCGAAAGGACAAGACGCTCAAACTAACCTTTGGAACAAATGAACTTTCACCTGCTCAAGCGTCAGAACTATTCACAATAGCAAATCAGTTTGGTTATCTTGCTTTCAAAGACGAAGACTTCAAACGCGAAGAACTGGACGCGGTAGAAAGTCTTAAGAGTGAACTTGAAGATACGTTAAAGAAACCTTCACAACGTCTTAGAGGTGTTCTATTCAGACTATTCGAACAAGACAACGATGGCTTCAAAACATTCTCGAAATACTACGACTCAAGAATGGAACAACTTATTAACCATTACAAAGGAAAATTAGGGTAGTTCTTATATTTACATTGTAAGATACAATTACTTTCAACAAATGCCATTCGAAAAAGGACAAAGCGGAAACCCGAAAGGAAAACCAAAAGGAGCTGTTTCACACAAGACCGAAATGTGGAATCAGTTAGGTGACTACGTCGTGACGCAAGGGGCGGAGCGCGCGATGTCGGTTCTTCATTCAATGGACGACGAAGACTATCTTCATCACTACCTTGCAATGCTCGAATATTTCAAACCTAAACAGGCGCGAACCGTTCACGCAGGCGACAGCGAAGCACCAGTACAAATCATCATAAACGACAAGTTATGAGTAAAGCTACTTTGACATTTGACCTTTCAGATTCCAACGATCGTGTGGAGTTCAACAGAATAACAAAGGCTCGCGATATGGCGATGTTACTTTGGGAAATAGACATGAACGGTTACCGCAAGTTCACGAAGTACAACGACAGGCAAGAAGGCGCGTATCAAGAAGGAATCGAAGAAGTGTTTGAATACTTTCGCGCATTGCTTAGCCATCATGAAATCGACATTGAACAATTGATTGTGTGATAGTGGAAAATAATAGACAGAATAAGCGTTATAGTGGAAAATAAACGACAAACAAAATAAAAAAATGCCAATACCAATACCAAATTCAACAGAACCAAAAGATGAATTTATCGTTCGTTGCATGAGCGACGAAACAATGGTTGTTGAATATACAGATTCAACGCAACGTTACGCGGTTTGTATTAACACATACACAGAGAACAAATGAGCGACAACAAATTAAACTTTTTGCGTTCGCAAATCGCGATGTTCCACCCAGAGTGGACGAAGGAACAGGTACACATGGAAGCAATCAGAGTACACGAAGAAGCGAACACAATCGACGACGACGACGAAGGTTGTCTTTATTGCGGATCTTAAACGAATAAATACGGATAAATGAGCATAAAAGTAAGTATACCAGCTGACTATTCTTCGATTAGCGTCAAGCAATACGTTGACTACCACAACGCGAAAAACGACATCGACAAGTTGGTTAGCATCAGTAACCTACTGAAAGAACAGGCGGAGCAGATACCCTTCCAACACTTGCCGACATTAGTCGCAGCGTTCGAAGAAACACTATTGAATGAATCAGCAAAGTTCTTTGAAACGATAACTATCAAAGACAAAGACTTTGGGTTTATCCCTGACCTGTATTCTATCTCAATGGGTGAGTACGCTGATATTTCAACTTGGGCAGCAAACGTAGGTGAGAACATGGTTAAGATTATGGGAACGCTTTACAGACCTATCGACAAGCGTGTTGGTTCGAAATACACAATAGTACCTCACAGCAAAGCAAACAGAGAGTTAGTTGAAGGCTACGTTGAGCAGATGACACTTGAACAATTTAACGGTGCGATGCTTTTTTTTTCGACTTTGCTCAACGAACTAAGCAACATTTCGCTAGACTATTTGGAGAACGAGGTGAAGAAGTTGACGCAGGAACTGACGGAGCAATTGAAGACAGAGACAACCTAAACCAAGTGCTTGGAAGATACGGTTGGTATCACCTTTTTATGGAAGCCTGCGGACGTGATATAACTAAATTAGATTTAATTACGGAAAAATCAGCGTGGGAGATATTTACATTTATGACTTACCTAATAGACTACAATTATGTCGAACGTACAAAGCTACAACGCGCTCATAGATAGATTCCACGCATTTGCGTCTGGACACTTTATTCTCAAAAGATTCTCACACGGACAGATTGAAGTTTCCGACCTTGAAAAGTTTGGTGAATATCCGTTCATGCACGTCGTTCCTTCGAACGTTACTTACGCGAAAGGTATGAAGACGTTTAGTTTTCAGATTGTCCTTGCAGACTTACCACGCGACAAAGAAGACAAACCCGAATACCAACGCGAGGTTCTTTCCGACCTTCAACGGATCGCTGAAGACTTGGTTGCTGAGATAACCAACCACCGCATGTTGTTTGGTGACTTAATCACGGTGCAAAACGTTTCGTTAGAACCATTCCTTGAGGAGTTTCAACACACGCTGACAGGTTGGACGATTAGTTTGGACTTACTTGTTCCTTATTATTGGGACGCGTGTTCAATCCCTGCAGAGTGGAACGATTTTTTTGAAAGCGGAAGCGGTGGGACAGGTTCGATTCTTTCATTCATTGATAGTATCACACGCGACAACAACGGCAACGTGTCGCTTGTCAACGACGAAGAAACACCAGCACCGAACTATTACTACGGAACGAATGGAGCAGGGGTGCGCGGTTGGTACTTGACGACGGACAACATCGGGTTGACGTGTGAAACGATAGGTGATTGTCAAACGATTATAGACATCGAAGCAGCCATTGACGCACTCGAAGAAGAAATACTTTTGAAGGCTGACATCAGTAGCATCAGCGCAGTTGGTTTCTCGAATGACTACAACGACTTAGATAATAAGCCAACAATACCAACGGCAACGAGTGACCTAACGAACGACGGAGCGGACGGTGTTAACCCATTCATAACGGCAGCCGATGTACCTGCTCAGGTGAATGCAGATTGGAACGCAACGAGTGGAGTTGAAGAAATTCTTAACAAACCAACACTAACAAACGGAACGGTTACAAGCGTAGGTTTAACAATGCCTTCCGCATTTAGTGTGGCGAATAGCCCCATTACAAGTTCAGGAGATATAGCAGTTACAGGCGCAGGAACGGTATCACAATATGTGAGAGGTGACGGTAGTCTTGCTAACTTTCCTTCGTCAACAGGCGGTGGTTCATCAGTAGCTTTCTATCTCAACGGATCGGTAGCGCAAGGAACGATTGGCGGTGTGGCTTTTAAGGAAATGGACAGAGTGCCAGTCTTAGGTGTTGGAACAGATTTCACCATAAACGCAAACGGCTACATTCAATCCTTCATCACAGACGCTAACGTTCCGAATCAGTTAGAGATACCAGCAGGAAATTGGAACTTCGAAACATATTTCAGCGCGTCAAGTAGCGGAGGTACACCTTCATTTTATGTGGAGTTATACAAGTGGAACGGTGCGACCTTATCATTGATAGCGTCTAACTCAGCTACTCCCGAAGGCATCACCAACGGAACGGCAATTGACCTTTACGTTAGCGCGTTAGCAGTACCACAAACGACGTTAGCATTAACGGACAGATTAGCGGTTAGAATCTACGTTACGCACTCAGGCAGAACGATTACACTACACACCGAGAACAGTCACCTTTGTGAAGTAATTACTACTTTCTCAACAGGCTTAACTGCGTTGAACGGCTTAACGGCACAGGTGCAGAACTTCGCAACTGGAACAGCAGGTACTGACTTTGGTATCTCATCGGCAACAAGCACACACACGTTCAACCTTCCAACGGCAAGCGCAGCGAATAGAGGCGCATTGAGTTCTGCGGATTGGACAACGTTTAATTCAAAAGTACCTGCTATACGCACGCTGACGATTAACGGAGTGACGTACGATTTAAGCGCAGATAGAACATTCACAATAGAAACAACTTCCGCAGGGAATTCACTATATTTATACTATAACCACTAAAAAATTATGCCAGCAAACTTTCAACCAATTTTCGCACTCACACCTGAAACGTCTTTCGCTACGGTAACGGCTGCAACAACTGACCGCACAGGCGCAACGATGACCAACACCGTTACGCTATTGACGGCAACCACTAACGGAACAAAAATAACACAGATAGGCGCAAAGGTAGCAGGGACAAACGCTGCTACTTTGGTGCTTATCTTCATTAGCGATACAACAGGAGCTAATTTCAAATTATTTGATGAGGTAACTTTGGCTGCAATAACAGCATCTACAACGGTGACATCACAAAGAGCAGTAAACACTTATTCAGACTTGCAACTTAAAGCAGGTCAAGTTGTAAAGGTTGGAACAACCGTTGCAATAGCAGTAGGTGTAAACGTATTTGCAGCAAAAGGAGACTATTAAAATGGGTGAAAATTTTGGTTTATTCAAAAGTTTTGGAGACAGACTTTTTGAAGGTGAAACACCTACTAACTTAGGATTGATTGGAAGTGTAAATATTTCTCCTTTATTATTAGATGCTTATCCCAATGCCGCTGTTGCATATTCACTTCGTTCATTAAGAAGCACTTATACAGGTAATGCTATTAGGGTTAGAAGAACAAGTGATAATACAGAACAAGATATTGGTTTTGCTTCAGGTAATTTAGATACTATTTCTTTACTTGCATTTTGTGGTGTTAGTAATGGATTTGTAACTACATGGTATGACCAAAGTGGAAATGCAAATAATGTAGTACAAACAACAGCAGCGAATCAAGCACAAATAGTAAGTTCGGGAAGTGTAATTTTGCAAAATTCAAAACCTACAATGTTATTCGATGGTGTTAATGATAGTTTTTTATCTACGGTGGCAGTAGATCCGTTATTTATTACCGCAGTCAACTCACCAAATACAACAGGGGTATATAAAACATTAATGGGAGCAGATGCAAGCGGTGTAACTGCAGCAGGTTCTATTTATTTTCAATATTCAGATTTAACAAGAAATGCTACTTTTTCAAGAAAAACATCAGTAGACAGTGGAGGCGCAAGTGATTTTCAAGCAAGGTCAATTACTTCTGAATTAAATAATGTAATGAATTTAATGACAGGGACAAGAACATCAACGGTAATTCAAGTATTTACAAATAATGCTTTGAAAGGAAGTGATACGACAACAAATCCATTAGCTTCATTAGGCGGAACAGATAACGGTAAATTTCGTTTAATGGCAGGGTATTTTAGTAGCGCAGTAACTGACTTTTTGCAAGGAAATTTAAGTGAATTTGTTGCTTATACATCTGACCAATCTTCAAATAGAACAGGAATTAATACAGATATAAATACTTACTATGCAATATATTAAAGGTTACCAATACACTACCGAACAAGAAGCAATCAATGCTCGTGAAGCGTGCGATGCTTACTACGGCATACCAATTAGTCCCGAAGACGTTACACAGAATTGGGTTGACTATCAATTTGCAGAATTAAATACTCCGCATTTTTGGTACATAACTTATAACGAATCTTTGTTGCCTATTCTTGGAATACCAATAGACTTGGAAATAGTAACACCTGAACGAAGTTAAATAAATGCCTAACGAACAGAGCGCACCAAACTTCTTCGCGGTAGTCAATGAAATGGCTCAACGCTTTGTTGAGTTGATGCAGTCCGATTACCGATTAAAGCGGAAGGTGGGACGCAACTACACGAATGCGGTTTCAAGTGGTACGCTCGTAAAGTCGTTAGCTTATAGGTTGAAGGTAAAAGGAAAGTCAATAGACATTTCAATCTACGCAAAGGGTAAAGCGTCGCAATACTTTCTCGCACGTGAGAACGGACGCAGAGCAGGAGCGACACCGCCACCAGTAAGCGCTATTCTTGATTGGATGCGATTGAAGCCTATCAAGTTACGCGACAAGGAAAGCGGTAAATTCAAGAAACCAACGGAAGCACTCAAAAGACAAGTGGCTTTTTTAATTGCTCGCAAGATAGGCAAGGAAGGTATCAAAGGGTGGCACGCATTCGACTACGCCTACGAAAACATTTGGGACGAATACGAAGCAAAGGTGGTAGCAGCATACGGAAAGGACTTCAGCGCAACGTTAGAAAATCAACTAAAAGAAATATAATAATGGCAATTACAATAGACGACCAACCATACCAATACACTCCAGTCGGACAACGATTGATGCTTGTCGCATCTTCAACCAACGTAGCCAACGCAGGCTTTCGTTTCGTGTTCGACTTCGGTTCATTTCAGGTCAACGTACAACCTAACGCAGCCAACAAAGGGGTGTTGGATTTAGCACCGATATTTCGTGAACAACTACAACATGAAGCTGCGTTGTTAACGTCGTCAACAGACACAGAAAATTCAAGCGTTGCGTTTATCAGCTGCACGATTAAGGAAGGTTGGTTGATTAGCGGAGTGTTCACAGTAAGCGGTTCGGGCATGGCTGACATCGACGACGTTTACGCGTTCCTTGCTGAATATCAAGTGGCTGACGGTTACAGACCAAACCCAAACACACGCTACGCGCTCGACGGAATCACGAAGTATTTAATGAGCGAAAGAAATGTAGACACGCACAAATGGAGTGAAGCAGCAGCGCGCGGGTTGTCGAGCGACTACGTGTACATACCAACTCGCGTGGCTGACTATGGTCTTTTGTACGCGCCTTCAGCAACTATGATTCTACAAGATAACGATTTTGACATAGTGGTTTTTTCTTCGTACGACGACAGCGACACTTTAATTGACACGCAGTTTTTAGCGTTATCGAACAACTCGTCAATCGTCAATGTCATTGGTGGCTTTTACGCCAACATAGATTTATGGGGTGCATTAAATTTAACAGGTGCAAAATACTACACTATACAAATTGGAAAAGAAATTGCGTTCCCTGTTTACACACCTGCTTCACGCGTGTATTGTTTCTATATTGTTCCTGACGATTGTCGCTTTGACAATGTGCGTTTGGGTTGGACGAATACTGTTGGCGGTACTGATTACTTCAACTTCACGAAGAAGTCGGAATTGTCGTTCAACTACGATCGTAAGCAATATCAAAAAGTTGTTGGTAGTTACAACACAGCGACGTTTGATTTCAACACCTACGACAGAGGCACAACAGACCGCTACGTCACAACGACGAAAGGACTACAAATTAACAGCGACTGGGTAAGCGTTGGAGAGTTCGAATTGTTACAAACGCTTTGCCGTTCAAACGACGTGTTCATAATCAACGACGACGGAACAATGACACCTGTCTTAGTCGACACGCAGAACTTTGTTATCAAGGACGAAAGATATTCAAAACTTTACAACGTAACGTTGAATCTTAAATACTCTCAACCTGTTGGCTTATGATGAATCAAGTAATTCTAACGCTAACAGACAGCAACGGCAACAGCGCGATTCTCGACCTTTACGAGAACGAGAAAATGCACTTGAACTATAAGTTCACCGACATCACCGACTTTGCTTCCGTTGGTAACTACTCGCAAGAATTTCGTATTCCAGCAAGTGCAACGAATGTAGATTTCTTCGGAGCAATTTTCAACGTTAATTTCGACGGGTGGTTTGACTTCCGCAAAAAGGTTGATGCGGTGCTAACAGTTAACACGATACCAATTGCAAGCGGACATATTCAAGTTAAAAAATTGTACTGGCAGAGTGGTAAGTTGTTCGAATTTGAGATTGTGTTCTTCGGTGAAGTACCAAATCTCGCGCGTCTTCTCAACGAGAAAAAGTTGAAAGATATTAATAGCATTATCTTAGGTGACCTTGACTACGATTTGCTTCACGCGAACGTAGAAACACCGCCCAACGAACACACTATATTGACGCTTTGCGACAAGTGGAATTTAACCGCAAGTAATCCAGAAGGACAACCTGTTTATTCAACCGTTCTCGCAGGGCAACCGACTTACAAACCGCTTTATGTTGGACACTTAACACCTGCCGTGAAGGCTCAATATCTGTTCGACGAGATAATGAACGATGCAGGCTTGCAGTATTCGAGTGACTACTTAGGCGACATACTTGAAAACGTTTATGTTCCTTTTGTAAACGGACAATACTTGAATAGTTCGTTAGGATTAAATGACAATGCTGCAAATCTTGCTCTTGCTTCAAACGTGAACGGATTGACATTTGCGCCTTCAAACAACATTTACAATTTATACAGCGCGTTAACGGAATACGAAGACGCAGGTCTAAATTGGAGTGCTGGTGTTTTTACCGTTCCTTATACGGCTCAATACTCATTTAACATTGCAGCAAATGGACGTGTAAACACTTTGAACGGTGAAGATTTTGGAAACTATCCAGTTAAGATATTAGTTTATGTTAACGATGTTTTTACTTACGAATACGAATTACTTCAAACAAGTTATTTATTCTTTTTGAATACAACACAAACCTACGCTTTCAATGGAGGTGATACGGTTAAATTCAAATTGCAAATTTTACCACAAGATTCAACCGCAGGGACATTCACTTGGGACGTTGATTTGTTTGGTGTTGGTGGCGTAAATCAATTCGGTTGTGGTGTTGAGATTACAAGTATAGGAACAGCACTAACAGGCGACACTTGTCTTATGGAGTTTAATGCTCCAGACATGAAGCAAATTGATTTCATGACGTCAATTCAAAAGATGTTCAACCTTGTTTTCGTGGCTGACAAGACGCTACCAAACACTTTGCGTATTGAACCAATGGTTGAGTACATCGCAAGCGGTAATACGTTAGATTGGTCGCAGAAGTTGGACTTGTCGAAAGACATCATGTACTCGCCAACGACAGACCTTCAAAAGGCGAAGTTTTCTTTTACATACACCGAAGACGGAGATTACTTCAACGGAATATACAAGGACAACGGACGCATCTACGGACGTTATGAGGTGACTGAATCAGATTTCGAAGTGATTAACGAGTTCGCGACAGGCGAAGAAAAAGTTGAGTTAGCATTTGCGTCTACACCTTCAGCACCTGTGGAAAATACAGACGTGGTTGTCCCTAAGTTCTTAAACTCAGAAGGTCAATTCGTACAACCAAAACCACGCATACTATATTACTTCGCAGACTTCTTTGTAAATATGTACGACGAGGTGAGCGGTGACGTAATTCAAACGGCTGTGAAGTGTCTAAACAACTATTCTGTCATGAACGCAACGGTGTCAGATAGCGACCTTAACTTCGCTCCCGAAATACCACCGCATACAATCGTAGCGAACCCATACAACAACTTATACAACCGTTGGTGGAGAAACTACTACCGCGAACTATTCGACGGACAAGCGCGCATCTTAGAGGGAATGTTTGCACTAACATTAAACGACATTTTTACGTTTCAATTCAGCGATAAGATTTGGATAATAGATTCTTATTGGCGCGTAATGGATATTCAAGGCTACGTCGTAGGTGAACAAGACATGACGAAAGTAAAACTCATTCGTGTCTTAGACATCAACAACGATTGCGACATTATACCTGTGTCGGCTAACCTCGACCAATCTTTGAATTGGGAAAGACCGAACGGAGATCCTGCGGTAGTGACGCAAGACTGTTGTCTTCGTTTTGGCTACAACTGGAACTCCGCAAAGAACGATTGTTTCTCACAACCAAACAACGGAACACGTTCATTCATCACTCAACAAGTACCTTCGTTAGCACCAACACGCTTTGGTGCGCCTGTTAATTTTAGCGGTGCGATTAGTCAACCAGTTAGAACAATTACTACCGACTACGTTGTAACGAATTTTGACAGAATGATTTTCGCAGATCCGACCGCAGGCGGCATAACGATTTACTTACCTTCTGCAACAACAACGGCAGGACGTGAATTTATTATTCAACGCGTTGTAGCAGGTGCAAACCCACTAACGATTCAAGCATACACAGGAGAAACGGTTGAAGGTAGCGGAAGCGTTACGTTGAGCGCACCTGGTGACACAATAACAATAATAAGTAATGGAAGCAACTTCAAAGGAACAAGTACAAAATAAAGCAGGCGCGATGGTTGCCTGTTTAGAGTTCATTAAGTTGAACGTAAAAAGTGAAAGCGAGTTCGGAAGGATTGCTAACGGCAAACGTAAGTTGCAAATGTGGAAGCGCTACGCTTGGAAAGTTACACGCATTTCCGTAAACGTAGCCATTTGGATATTTATTTTATATAAACTACTCTCATAATGGCAAACACAATAGATTTAGTTGTAACCACCAATGCCGTCACCGTCCTTAATAAGACGAGTGAAGCGGCAGAAAATACAGCGAAGGGATTTACAAGTGCAAAGGCAGAACTTCGTGCGCTGAACAATCAGTTGCTCACGATGGACCAGACGAGCGAAGCGTTCAAAGTAGCGTCTAAAAGAGCAGCGGAATTAAAGGACAACATTTCCGATTTAGGTGCTGAGATTAACGCTAATGCAGGTAACGCGTTTGAAGGTCTTTCGAACAACGTTGGTTTGTTCGGTTCACGTCTTATGTCGCTCGACTTAAAAGGAGCAGGACAAGCGTTGAGTGGAATGGGCGCGGCAGTTGGTCGCATTGATTTTAAGACATTAAAAGAAGAAGTTGGTGGTCTTACAAAAGGACTTGCAAATCTTGGGAAGGCAGTTCTTGCTAATCCGTTCTTTTTGGCAGCAGGCGCATTAGCGGCAATGATTGTTTACTACAAAGAAATTGGGGATTTAATAAACGGAACGGCTGAGAAAGTTAAGAAACTTGAAGAATCAAATGTTGTCTTAGACAAGCAAAACCAAATTTTAGACGCTCGCATTAACAAAGAAAAAACGTTATACGGAGAAAGTTCAAAGACGCTTGAACTTGAAAAGGAGAAAGCACGAAATAATATAAGTGTTGCTGAGAATGAACTTGCTATTGCAAGAACAACTGGCGACATCAATGTAATTCGTGAGAAAGAAAATAAGTTAATTGAGTTGCGAAACTTGTTAAGCGGAATAACTAACAAAGGTGAAGCGGACAGATTAAAGGGAATTGAAAAGGCGAGAGAATTAACTATTGCAGGATATAAAGAAGAACAAGAAAGAATCAAAGCAATAGCTGAATTTGAAGATTTAAGAGCGCAACAACTTGGAGTAATTGCACAAAAACAAATACAAATAAAAGCATCTTTACAAACAGAAGCGTTATTTGGTCAGCAGCAATACGAAACAGAGAGAGCAAACTTTGTTCAAAAGGATATTGAAACAAAACAGACTTTAGTTCAAAGTGATAAACAAAAACAACTTCAAATTGAGTTAAACAAACTTTTAGAAGAAGAAAAAATTATTCGTAATGCTAAACTTGCTATTGCTACTGAAACAACTGTTGAAGACTTAAAGGCAAAAGACAAACAAAAAGAAGCAACAGAAAGAGAAAAAACACAATTTCAAGAAATTAAATCTTTAGGTCTTCAAAGAATTGAAGTTAATGAAGTTGTAGTAAATAACATTATTTCGCAAGAAGAAAAACTTTCAAAGGCAATAATTGAATCGCAAAAGAAAGTTGAACAACACCAACGCGAGATAACAGCGAAACGTTTGCAAATGGCTTCCGATGCGTTTGGTGCGTTAGGTGCGTTAACAATGGCTTTTGATGCAAAGAGTGAAACGGCAGCAAAAAATCAATTTAAGATAAACAAAGCGTTCTCTTTATCGCAAGCAATTATTAACACTTATCAAGCTGTTAACGCTGCATTAACGGCAGGTGGTAACCCTGCTAAACTTGCAACAGGAGCGCAATTTGTTGAAGCTGGTATTGCCTTAACGGCAGGTCTTGCAAGTGTTGTAAAAATTCAACAAACTAAATTTGGCGGTGCAGGTGTCGGAGGTGGTTCAAGTATTCCAACAAGTGGAGGCGGTGGTGGAACAACAGCACCTTCACCTGCGAACTTTGCCTTCTTAGGTATGCAACCAAACCAACAACAACCACCGCTTCAGGCATACGTCGTTGGAGCGCAAATGTCAAGCAACTTAGAAGCACAACAATTAATTCAAAACCAATCACGATTAGGAGGATAAAAACATGAAAAAAATTAAAGTTATTGAATACGGAATTGACGACGCAGGATTGCTCGGAGTGTTCGCAATCTCAGTTGTTGAACAACCTGCAATCGGTGTTGACTTCGTTGCGCTTTCAGAACAACACTCTGTAAAATTCAAAGAAGATTTTAGAGGTCTTCTTTACGGTGCGTTACTTATTCCCGACCAACTCATTTACCGACGCGACGACAAGACGGAAGAAGAATACTACGTAAAGTATTCAAAGGACACAATTCGCGCCATTGCTTACAATTACTTAAAGCAAAACATGACCAACAACGCAACCGTTGAACACGCGAAAACTGTTGAAGGTGTGTCGTTGGTTGAAACGTGGATCATTGAAGGCGAAAACGACAAGTCTAAGAACTTCGGCTTCGACCTTCCAGAAGGAACGTGGTTCGGTTGCATGAAAGTCGAGAACGACGAAGTGAAACAACAGATTCAAAACAAAGAAGTGTTAGGTTTCTCAATCGAAGGAAACTTTGCCGTTGAGAAAGAAATGTACATGAGTAAGCACGAAGAATTTACTGTCATTCTTGACGAAATAAACGAACTTCTCAAAGGCGAGTAATGAATATCGAAGCAGGTGGTTTCCTGAAGGTTGAACTATTCAACGACGACGCTAACCTGTTTCTTAACGCACTCACCAAGATAACGGACGAGAGCGGTAAAATGGGGTTCAAGTCTTATGGATTGACAGAGGACGAAATGAAGACGCTAAACGCTATACTTGATTCATTAGGATAAAAAAACGGAGGGTAACTACTCCCTCCGTCAAACCTAAAAATCAAAATCAACCTATGAAAAGCCGAATTGTGAAACAAATATACGAGTTTTTCTATTTAGCTACTAAACATTTAATAAACACTTATATGAATTTACGAGAAAAAGTAAATGCACTATTCGCAAAACACAATGTTAGCCTATCTGCTGAAGAAGTAGTTGAGGTTAAACAAATGGTTGAGGCGATTCTTGCAGACGGAACGAGTATCTACTCGGACAGCGACACATGGGCGCCTGGTGTTCGTGTATTATCGAAGGACGCAGACGGCAACGAGGTTGTTGTAGCTGACGGAGAGTACACAACAGCCGAAGGGGTTATTGTAGTCGTTGCTGACGGTCTACTTGTTGAATTGAAGCCAATGGTTGAAGAACCAGAAGTGGAAGTTGAAGTAGAAGCTGAAAAGCAATCTACTGACGAATCATTAAACGCAGAGGTTGAAGGACTTCTTTCGTTGGTTGCAAAACTAGAAAGCGAACTTTCAGAAGCTAAAAAAGCTAATGAGAATCTTTCAAGCGAAGTAACAAAATTAAGCGCACAGCCTGCCGCTACTTCAATTAAAGAAGTAAAGCAAGCAAAAGTAAACACACCTTCTAAAAGCTACAACAAAATGTCAGCTGAGGAACGTTTCTTATTTCACTTAAACAAATAAAAAAATAAAATAAAAAATGGCTACTACAACATCATTAACAACTACCTACGCAGGTAGAGAAGCAGCAGGATATATCCGCGCTGCATTTTTAAGCAACGAATCGCTTGCTGCTGTTACTTTCAAAGAGAACATCGAGTACAAACAAGTTGTTCGTAAATTAGTTGATTCTATCACTTTCGCTAACGCGACTTGTGACTTCACTCCAACAGGAACAGTAACACTTACTGAGCGTATTTTGACTTTGGAGAAATTCCAAGTTCACAGACAAATGTGTAAGAAAGACTTTTTGATTGATTGGGAAGCTAAGTCTGAGCAAAACGGAAATCTTCACGCTTCATTGACTGACGCTATTATTGCTAACGTTTTAGCAGGTGTTGCAGCAAACAACGAAGTATTGATATGGCAGGGTGTTAACGCAACAGCAGGTCAGTACGACGGTTTCGAAACTTTGTTCTTAGCTGACGGTACTGTTCTTGACGTATCTTCTCCTGAAGCTATCACTTCTGCAAACGTTATCGAGGAAATGGGACGTTTAGTTCTTACCCTTCCAACGCGCGTTCGTCGTGCAACTGAGAAGCCTGTAATCGCAGTTTCTTCAAATGTTGCTGAAGCATACAGAAGCGCAATTCTTGGACTTGGCGGTGGTTACTACCTTTATCAAGGAGAATCAGTTGTTATGAACTGGCAGGGACAGTATGACGTTATCGAATGTCCTGGTATGTCTGACGACACAATGGCTTTCTATCAGAAGTCTAACCTATGGTTCGGTACTAACTTACTTGACCAATGGAACACGGTGGCAGTTTTGGATATGTATGCACATGACCTTTCTGACAACGTTCGTTTTGCAGCTTCTTTCTTCGCAGGTGTACAATACGGTTTCGGTAACGAGATCGCGTTCTACCAATATACTGCATAATTCAACCATTCTAACCCTTGCATATAGAGAGGTAGCGGCTAAACACCGCTCCTCTTTTGTGCTAATAAAAACATACAAATATGGCATGTGAATTAAGCGCAGGTTTTACACTCGATTGCAAAGACGGCATCGGTGGAATTAAGCAAATCGTTTTGGTTGACAAAACAGAGGTGACGTCTTTCACTTTAGACGGAAGCGAAATTGTAACTGCAATAAACGGTCCTGCAGGTGGTGATTTGTACACATACGAATTACCAACGCAAACAGGTTCTTTCGAAGAAACAATCAACTTCAACCGTGATGCAGGAACTATTTTTTACACGCAGACGGTAAACGTAATGTTAAACAAATTAAGCGCGGCAAAGCGTCTTGAATTGCAAAGCGTTGCACAAGCTCGCGTTATTGTTTTCGTTGAAGACACGAACGGCAATTGGTGGGCTGTAGGTTACGAATACGGAGCAGACCTTTCAACGGGAACGGCTGCAACAGGAACAGTTTTGGGTGACATGAACGGCTACACATTAGCGTTCACACACGAAGCTGCAAAGCGCGCTTACAAATTGAGCGGTGCCCCTTCGACAATTCTTGACTAATCAAAAAACTTTTACACATAGAGGGGCAAAGCGTCCCTCTGTGATGTAATTTTAACGTAAAGGAAAGATAGAATGGTTTATCTCAACACAAATACAGCGAATCAATACGCGTGGCTTTCGTTAGACGAAGGACGTGCTTATTTCAATGTAGCCTTTACTCATTACCTTCTTGTCATGACTTACGAAATGACAGGTGAACAATTAGCGCAAGTGGTAGAAGTAATAAACGAGAACGAACGCGTAACTAAAATAAGACTAACAACTGTTGGTTTGGTCGATGCAGGACGTTATCATTACGAAGTGTACGGACAAAACAGCAGCAGCAATATAGATCCAACCAATGCTTCCGTTTTGGGATTGATTGAAAAGAGTTTAATGATACTTCAAGACGGAACTATTTTCTTTGACGTTTCTTCACCGACAATTCCTGTCGATGTAATTTATACAGGTGCATAATATGAGCAACATTCAAGCAATAAATTTATCAGCATACCAACCAGTTGAAGCAATTGAAACGGAGAATCGTGCAGGTTGGATTAACTACGGACAAAACAATTTATTTCCGCAGCACCTAATCACGCTTTATTACAACAGCCCTATTCATAACGCATTGACGAACTCAATTGCTTACATGATTGAGGGACAAGGAACAGGAACGATTCTTGACAACGCTTTACAAGGTATCGCGTTCGACTTAAAGTTGCAAGGTTCATTTTGTGCAGAGGTTATTTGGTCGTTGGACTTCACTCGCATTGTACAAATCAACCACTTGCCTTTCGAAAATTGCAGACTTGCATACGACAAAGACGAAGACGATATTACAGGAATTTTCTATTCAAAAGATTGGGCAAATACAAGAAGTAAAAAAGGTAAACCCGAATTTATTCCCGCGTTCAATCCTTCAATCGCGCAAGAACAACCGCGTCAAGTTATTTACGCACACGGCATGATGGCAGGTTCTTCGTATTACGCGAAGCCTGACTACTTCGGTGCGTTGAATTACGTTGAGTTGTCTTATCAAATGGGAATGTACCACGTCAACAATATCTTAAACGGTTTGTTTCCTTCGTTCATCATTAACTTCTTAAACGGCATACCGCAGAAAGAAGAACGTGAAGCTATTCGTCGCGAATGGGAAACACGTTTGAGTGGAGCAAGTAACGCTGGTAAGTTCTTAATGACTTTCAACGAAGATCCTTCACGCGCTCCACAAATCGAATCGTTTCCTTTGTCGGACGCAGATAAGCAATATCAATTTTTATCCGAAGAAACAGCGAAGCAAATCATGGTAGGACACCGCGTTGTGTCGCCATTGATTCACGGAATTAGAGATACAACAGGATTTGGTTCGAACAAAGATGAAATGGTTGTTGGTTTGGAGATATTCAACAATCAAGTTATCAAGCCATATCAAAGAATCATTGAGCGTGTTTTCACTCCGATTTTAGGAGAGATAAATATCGAAATGAATTCGCCATTCAACGACGAAGTTTTAGTTGTTGAACCAACGGTGCAAACTGCTGAATTAAAAAAAAAAGTAGTTGCTGCTGAGAATGACTTTTCAGACGAACAAGGTCGTGTTTGGATTAACGCGCTAAAAGAAAAAGGTGAAGTTGTTGACTTAGAGGAATGGGAATTGTTAAGCGAAGAAAACGTTACAGATCCACACAACGAAGCTAATTTCAGACAGGAATACATGAGTGTTCGCGATTACGCAAACGCTGACGAGAGGTCTCCATTTGGTGATACAGGACTTTACAAATTACGTTACGCTTATTCACAAAATTTAAGCGAAGACAGTCGTGAGTTTTGTCAAGAAATGGTAGGCTTATCACAATCAGGATTATCATTCCGTTTTGAAGATATTCAAGATATGAGTGACGCTGGAATAAACGGAGAATTTGCTCCACAAGGAAGTTCAACTTACAACATATTTATTTGGAAAGGTGGCGCGTTTTGTCATCACTTCTGGAAGCGTCAAATCTACATTAGAAAGAGAGATTCAAAAGGACGTATTTTGCCTAACGACGGATTAAATAATGATAAGCGCGTAGGTAACAACCCTTTCGTACCACAAAAAGGCGCAGAAGGTGTTGCGCCAATTAACACACCCTCACGAGGTTCACTTAAATACTCATAAAAAATGGCACTACAACCCGAAGTTCTTTTAATAGACGAAAATTACATAAAAAAGTACAGTTGGATTAACGGCTCGGTTGATCCGTTGCTTCTTTATCCTGCTATCTATTTGGCGCAGGACAAGTACGCACAGTTGTATTTGGGAA